CTATAAACCATTCTCTTCTAATTGACTGATTAAATCAGTTTTCATTTTATCAGTAATGTGAGTATAGATTTTATTTGTAACGTCGGCATCCTCATGGCCTACTCGATCCATAATAGCCTTCAAAGGAGTATTTTGTTCGGCTAGTAATGACACGTGGGTATGTCTTAGTATGTGAGAGGTTAAACGCTTGTTAATTCCACTTTTTTTACCTGCAGCAGCAAAAGAACGATTGAATGAACTATTTTGCATAGGCGTACCTGTTCGGGTCACAAAAACGAATCCATCATTATTAAAATCAGATTCGGATAACAGGTCTAGTTTATTTTCCTCAAAAGTACGTTTTACTAGCTCAACCGTCCGTTGGGTCAATTGAACATCTCTATTTGATTTCTGGGTCTTAGTTGGTCCTATCGCTTTTTGTTTGTAACCTTTGCTGTAGTCGATTGTACCTCTAATGTGAACGATATTATTATCCAAGTCAAAATTTCCTTCTCTTAATGCGACTGCTTCGCCAAAGCGAACTCCTGTTAAATACATAAATTCAGCTAATCGACCGACACGAAAGGTTGACCGACTTTTATAAAGTTGATCTAGGATCAATTTTACTTCATTTTTTTCAAGGTACTTATCCTCAATACGTTCTATATCTTCTAGGGTTTTCGCTTTAGGGATAATCTCTACGTTTTCAACAGGGTTTTTATAAGCGTAGCCGAGTTTAATCGCATATTTAAATACTAAGTTAAGATTCGACTTGATATGGGCGATATAAGTCTGAGAATAGTCGAGAGAGGCAAAGAAGTTTTGCAACAATCTTGTATCAATATTTGAAATCAGAATGTCTTCGTTTATATTCTTGAAAATAATTTTTCGAATGGCTACATACGTGTTCTTTGAGTTAGGTCTCAAAGATTTAAAATAATTATTTTCCCATTCAGTATAAACTTGCTGGAAGGGGACTTTCTCGATTTTCTTTTTAGCCAGTTCATTTTCTATTTTATCATTCAGGATACTTAGCGCTTTATTCCATGCTTGTTTTGATTGGCTATTTAGTACCACTGATTTTTTCCGAGTCTTTTCAGTATACGGGTCTTTGTAGCGTTCAATAAACTTGAAACGCCCATCTTTCAATGGTTCTACCCACATTGTCATTTCCTCCTATCATTTGGTATAATAGGCACAACAAAAGAAGCCTATGCCTATAGGCGCTTTATTTTTGCACGATCATACTCTTGCCGGGGCGGGATCGTGTTTTTTTAATCCTTCTTTATTTCATCTTCTAACGACTCTATTTTTTTCATCAATAAATCCATTTTTTTGTGTAAACTTTCGATTTCATCGTCTTTAGTATCCTTGCCTGCATTGAAATATTCAGTGATTGTGGAAGTGAGCATACCTATAAAACCAATCCCTAGAAACATTAATAGAATAGCAGCTATACGTCCTAATGGTGTATTTGGAGATATATCGCCATACCCAACAGTTGTAGTTGTAACTACGGCCCACCAAATTGAGTCGACAAAAGCGACACTTTCTGCTATAGAATACATAGTGGCTGAAATCAGTATCAGAACCACACTGACATACAAAGCATTTCTAAAATTATTAGTTTTAAGAAAACCATCTATCCTATTAGTCAATTTTCCGGTAATCCCAACTAGTCTACTAAGTTTAAATAGTCTTGTTACCCTTGCTATCCGAAAAACTCGTGCAAGCCTGAAGAATGAAAAAATAGAGTTGAAGGGAATAATTGCAATAAGATCAAACATGTTTTTCAAGAAAAACTGTTTTTTATTTTCAGCCTTAATTAGTCTCGAAAAATAATCATAAGCAAATACTATTAATATAGCGGAGTCTATTGTTTTAAATGGATTTTTCGAAATGCTGATGATGTTAGAAAAATCCAGTACTACTAAGACAATCGAAAAAACAGCTAACACAATGATAGTAAAATCATAGATATTCTTTTTTGTAAATCTCAAATAGATCACCCTATTCTGATATAATATCAATATTTCATCAATCTTAGTAATAGGGTTGAGTTGAAGTCCGTGTGCCAGCACGGGCTTTTTTATCCTAAATTTCTCATTGATTCACGTACATATCTTTCTAAACTCCAAGGAATTTTATAATACTCCATGAATTTAACAGCATTTAGTTGTTCTTTATCAAAATCGTATTCGTTAGACCAAATAAATAATAGTATCTCTATAGCAATTCGATTGGCTTCAAATTCTAACTTTCGCCGACTATATCCAGTAGCATTATAATATGCAGATAATTCTTCATGTTTTTTGATACAGTGAGCTAGTTCGTGAGATACTTCAAAGTCAGAATTTTCATTAAGGAGCTCATTGTTTAAAAAAATCGTTTTCTCCTCAGCAAAATAAAAACCACTTCTTTTCATATCTACAAAGCACAGTTCTAAACCCAAATTCTCTACGAGGTTCAATAAGTGATTATTAATTTCATGCATAAATTATTAATCACTTCACTTTATTTGTTTTCCGCAGCCCGCTTTGCAGCTAATACAGATTTTAAAAACTCTACTTCTTCATCCGAAACAGGTTCGCCATCGAATGCAAATACACCATGCTTTTCTGCTAAAGAAGTCTTTTCTTCGCGTCCTAACAAATAGTCGACGGAGACTCCAAAATAGTCAGCTAGACGGGGCAATTCATCAGCGTTAGGAGTGTTTGTTTTCCATTTGGCTAAATATCCATTTGAATAGCCGAATCTCATTTCTAACTGCCTTATAGAAATCTTCTTTTTCTTGGCAAGCTCTTTTATGATTTCATAAGTATTCATTGATTTTGCAACCTTTCTGAATGCTCACAAAAAAAGTTTAGAAAAATACGCAGAATAAACTTGAAAAATTCTGAATGATAGTCTATACTTATTTTTGTAAACAAGTTCGTTAATAAAAAAGACAACAAAAAATAAAACTGATTAAAGTAAGCTGACCGGCAAGAAAGCTATAAATCAATATTTTATGTCTTATTTAACTATGCCTCTAGTATAGAGTAATACTCAGCACAAGTCAATATAGTTTAAAAAATAGTTTTCGAACTTGTTTACATTTCAACATAGAAAGGAGCAGCGTAGATGGCTAATGCACAGGAGACAAGACAAAAAATATTGGATCATTTCAAAGCGAATGGTTGGAGCATACCAGATGTTGCTAGCGCTTTGAATATTACTGAGCAGTACCTACGAAAAATATTGAACAATCCAGAAGACCATTGGAAGCAGATCACGGATATCATATCACGATACAAAATCAGATAGGAGGTTGAAATCATGAAGAAGCCGACGTTAGCAGAGTTAATCGAATCCGCAGAAAAGAATATGAAACCAGACGACTGGTATCGTCAGGGCTTAATCCTAAAAATGTTTCACGGGATGTCGAAGACAACTCTCGTTGAGTACTGCAAAGAGATGGAAGCCATCGACGAATTCAAAGAAGGAATTCTCAGGCCAGGACATTCAACAACTTTCATTCATGTCCATACGTTCATTTGGTTTTTACGATGGAAAGATGAGAACAAATACAGAACTAAAAAAGTAACGCCTAAAGAAATTTTGAAGGAGGCGACAGCATGAATGATGATAAATCAAAAGAGACCGGAAATATATTCGAAGGTTTGAGCTTCAAATATCCGCCAGTCTCAAAAGAAGAATATGAACAAGCATATGAAGAATATGTTAAGCGTTGTTCAGATCAACAAATCAAAATTCATAAAGGAAATTCAAAATGCGGAAGCAATGTTGAGGTGAAAAACACAATCGAGGCAAAAAGAATCGTGACAGAACTGATTGATAAAGAAACAGTTTCAATCACGATTAATCAAAAAAATGGGATAAAGTGCAACCTGTGACAGCTAACGGCGATAAATTTTCTGACGTAAATAATTGCTATCACTAGCATCAAATAGGCCTTCGTAGTTCGAGGTCAAACCGCCGATAAACAGTCGATCTTGCCTAGTAATTACTTGGAAAATCAGAGGAGGTTAAAAATTGAATGAAGTAAAAAATTTGTTCGACTATTCAATAGTGGATGATCGGACTGCTAGCTTTCTCAAAGTTAAAGAGCAGGAAATGAGGACAATCGTTTTGAATGGTTCGATTCAACTTGGTGACAAACTGATCGAGGCGCAAGAAAAATTAGCAAAATACAATTCTGGCACATTCGAGAAGTGGTTTTCGTCAATCGGGTTAAAAAAACAAACAGTTTACAACTACATTAATCAAGCGAAATTCGTCCATCAAATGGACGAATCAGAACAAATCAATATATTCCAAGAACTTCCGATGACCTTGAGAACAGAAGTTTCTAAACCTTCAGCTCAACCTGAAGCAGTCGAGTTAGTTCTATCTGGCGATATAAAAACCACAAAGGAATATCGTGAATTAGAAAAGCAACTAAAAAAGAAAGATGAACAAATCGATAACCTTTCAGAAGTGATCAATGACATGAGTGTTCAACAACCAAGAGTCATTGAAAAGGAAGTGGTTGTTGAAAAAGTTCCGGATGATTACGAAAATTTGAAACAATCCTATTCACAATTAGAAGAACGAAGTTCGCAACTAGAATCAAACTATAGAGATTTGTTAGCCGAACGAAAAGAAGTGGATGAGAAATCGTCTAAGTATGAACAACTATCAAAGGCGATCAACCAAGCCGAAGACAAACTGAGTGAAACCCAGCGACTTATTTCCAACTACAAGAATCTATCAGATGTATTAGAAAAATCGAATGAGTTATTGTCAGAGGCGAGCGCTCTAATCTATCAGGATTTGTCAGAAGTAATCAGTCGGGATGGACTTGCAAAAAGAGAGCTAGACTTTCTAACCGAAAGGTTGGAGAAATTTTTATCAGACTTAAAATTAATCAGCAAAAACAACATATTGGAAGGAGAGGTTATCAATGAGTAATCAGCTATTAGAACTAGAGAAAACCCTAGAAAATCAATTAGTTTTGGTGAAAGAAATGCGCCTAATCAAGAGCGACGTTTCTAAGATGAAGGAGGAAATTACGAAGGATGTTCAAGAATTGCGAGATAGTATCACATTGAACCGTCACGAAGGAGCAGAAATTCAGTCAGCAGTTGGGAAGAAAGCATGGGATTTAGCAAAAGAATACTTCGATCATAAAGTGTCAGATGATTTGTTTTTGGATAAAGTTGGGCACTTCCGCGGAATCATCTACAAGCGATTAAAAGAAACTTTTAATGTACCGAGATACTATGATATTCGCCGCATTGATTTTACTAGGTCAAAACAAGTTATAGAAATCGTGTCATTAAGCAACTTAAAAGACTACCAATTGCGATTAACAGCACGGCAAAAAGAAATAGCTTACTTGAATGCTGATAATGTTGATGGATTAGAGATTGTTTAAGTGGAGGGGAGAAAATGAAACAAATCAACCTAGCTACAACAATCATGTGCATGTTAGCTATCCCAGTTTTTTCAAAATTTAGTATGCTGGCAGCTTATGGATACATCGGAATCTTTCTCCTAGCGATCGGATGGGAAAAGAAAAAGCCAGCCGAGGGGGCTGACTAGAGATGGAAAATAAATATGTGGAAGAACTTAGGCAAGAAATAAAAAGATTAAAACTAGAAAATAAACAGTTAATTTTGCTAAATCAAATACTTAATGATGCTACTAAAAAATATAGTGAGGCATTAAGAAACTTACTTAACTACTTATCTGAAGATTGATTGAATTCAAGTGATTCATCTACATCGAGATCTGCATCAATGATTTTGATAGAGGAATTTAGAAAACGTTTAAGATCTTGTAAATCGCGGTCTGTGTTTCTCCGCTCGTAATGAGTTTCATCGTTACCGAGATACGCAACTGACAAAGCTAAATTTTGTATTTTTGGATATTCATTCATATATTTTTGAATTACTTGCTTTAAAAACATTTTCTTAATTTTATCCTCATCGTTAGGATGTCTTTTGATAGCGTAATCCTTGTACAAAAATTCGGCAGCTTTTCGATAAGCGACTCCATCGATCTTATCTAATCCATGGTTTTCTGCAATAACTGATTGTTCATATATATTTGCGAATTCAGGAGACAGCTCAACAATATTTTGTGGGATATCAATATCTATTGGTGGATTATAAGAAAAACTCACTCGAGTCCATTTGTCTCCAATGTTTGTGTATTGGGAAACGAAATATTTTCTACAGTCAACAGCCATACATTTTAGAAGTACTCCTACATTGGCCATATTCACATTTGAATCGGTAGTTATCGCGTTCAGAACTAAGGGAGCAGAGGTTTTTCCGCAATGTGGGCATCTATCAGGAATATCAACAGTAATCTCTCCTGTGTATGCGTTAGAAGAACGGCCAGCAGGTCTAGCTTGAAAAGTAACTTTTATTGATTCTAACAATTTTTTCACCATCCAGTTTTTAAACCATTATATCAAATTGAAAGGGGTGAGTGGATGAGTTATGAGGAACACATAAAGCTAATGGAAAAAGCAAATAGAGAATATTATAACTATCATGAGTCAATTTTGTTAGCAAAGCAAATTATCGAAAAACAAAAAAAAGCTCACTACGCCGGCAAGCAATTAGTGAGCAAATGAAAAAATATATTTCTAAGGAGAGAATAACATGATTAACGAAAAAATTCAAAATTTATTGAAAGAACTACAACGGGAATGTGAAAAGGAAGGTGTATCAGCACTTTGTACACTCCATAAAGAAGCGAATGCCTTACAACTGCTTGTTGGTGGATTACCCGATGTAGCTGCACTCTTAGCGATTCAAGAAAGTGAATTAGACAACAAGTTACTGGTTCCCGTGAAACTATTAAGGAATGCAGGATTAGAGGCATTGGGGATGGAAACGGGGAAAACTATGCCCGATCATACCTTTGTTCTTAATAATGTAAACGATATTCCAGATGTCCTTGAACGTATTAGGAAAGGTGAATTCGAATGAGTTTCGATTATGACACTGCAATGGCTGATCCTGATAACCACGTTTTCATAAATGTTACTCAATCAGGGGCAGAAGATAAGCCAGAGAACATGGAGGGATGGGCTGATGATTAGTTCAATAATGAAAATGGCTCGTATAGATTGGTTGTTAGACCGCAGAAAAGGAATAGGCGGTTCAGATGTAGCAGCCATTATGGGATTAAATAAATGGAAATCTGCCTATCAAATTTGGTTAGAAAAAACAGGACAGGTTGGATTATCTGAATCAGACAGCGAGCCAGCTTATTGGGGAACGGTTTTGGAAGAGGTTGTAGCAAAAGAATTCGCCGTGCGGACTGGAAAAAAAGTCCGTCGGCGTAATCAAGTATTTGAACATCCAGAATATCCATTTCTTAGAGCGAATATTGATCGTGATGTAGTAGGAGAAAAAGCGATATTGGAGTGCAAAACAGCGAATCAATTTCTTAGCAAAGAATGGGATGGTGAGGAAGTCCCGCTTAGTTATCTGTGTCAAGTACAACATTATATGAATGTTCTTGATAGAGATTATTGCTATTTTGCTGTATTGATCGGTGGTCAAAAATTCATCTGGAAACGCATTGAACGAGATCAAGAATTGATTGACTCAATCACCAAACGCTTAATTGGATTTTGGGAAGAAAATGTAATTAAAGGCATAGAACCATCTATTGATGGCAGTGATGCCACTAAAAAATTCTTGAATGCTCATTATAACGAAGAAGGATTGAACGAAATTACTCTTTCAAATCATTTTGATGAATTAATTGAAAGTAAAAAGCAACTAAAAGAAACTGAAAAATCAATCAAGATCCAAATACAAGAAATTGATAATCAAATTAAATCAGAGCTAGGGAAAAGGAATGCAGTAATAGGGATTTCTCCTAAACATGTCATCTCTTGGAAACAACAAAATAGAATGACATTAGACAAGAAACTATTGACTGAGAAATACCCTGAAGTTGCAAATGATTCCAGCATATACAAAACATCAAGTTATAAAAAATTAGTTGAAAAGGAGATTGGCTAATATGGCAACGAACAGTTCGTTAAAAAATCAGCTTGCAGAAAATAGTCAGAAGCAAGTTAATCCAAGCAAATTGGGTCTGAAAGCATTAATGAATACGCCGACGATGCGAAAAAAATTTGAAGATGTATTAAAAGATAAGTCAGATGGTTTTATGGCCAGTGTTCTTAATTTAGTAAGCAATGATTCCTATTTATCTTCAGTAGAACCTATGAGCATTATAACTAGTGCAATGGTAGCAGCATCATTAGATTTACCTGTAGATAAAAATTTAGGTTATGCATGGATCGTTCCTTATCGTGGAAAAGCTCAATTTCAGCTCGGATACAAAGGATACATTCAATTAGCCCAACGATCAGGACAGTATAAAGCACTTAATGTGATTGAAGTCTATGAAGGTGAATTGAAAGGTTGGAATCGTCTAACAGAAGAATTTGAGTTTGATCAAAGCGGACGACAGTCAAATCAGGTAATCGGTTATGTAGGATATTTTGAGTTACTAAACGGATTCAAAAAGACTGTTTATTGGACGAAGCAAGAAATCGAACGGCACAAACAGAAGTTTAGCAAATCAGATTTTGGATGGAAAAACGATTACGATGCTATGGCCAAGAAGACAGTATTACGAAATATGCTTTCTAAATGGGGAATATTATCTATTGAGATGCAGAAAGCGACGATTACTGACGAAACGATTGTTAATGATGTTACAGAAGATGGCAGCATCATTTCTGAGACAGAAATAGAAGATGGCTCTGAAAGAAAAGAAGCGGAGCCTATTATTGATCAATCAAATGATCAAACAGAAGAACAGACGGCTTTATTTGATGATACAAAGCCACCACTTAAATAACGAGGGAGATAATTCTCCCTCTGAATTGGAGGTGAAGCTGTGGCAAGACCAACAAAGAACGGTCTTGATTATTTTCCTCTTGATGTTCACATTTTTGAAGATGAAAAAATAGAAGCCATTGCTGGTGAATTTGGTATCAAAGGTGAGCTTGCAGTAATCAAACTGTTATGCGCGGTATATGAAAAAGGATACTTCGTTGTATGGAATGACCTGACCAAAGCTAAACTTTTGAAAAGACTACCGGGCACCAGCAAGGATTTGTTAGAGCAAGTTGTCAACCGCTTAGTTACATGGGAATTTTTTAATAAAGACCTGTTTAACTCGGCTAAGGTATTGACCAGCAAAAAAATCCAAGACAACTATTTTGAAGCAACGAAAAGAAGGAAAATGCCAAAACCAACACAATACGTTATTAATGCTGACAATAACTCACAAGTAAAGGGAGTTAATGTAGACATTAATCCACAAAGTAAAGTAAATAAAACTAAAGTAAATAAAACTAAAGTAAATAAAACTAAAGCTTCTGAAACTAGTATTACTAAAAATTCAGAAGATAGTGCTGTGCGTTATTGGCTCAATCAAGTCAACCCAGCAGAAGCACCATTCATTACTCAATCCATTCAGCATTGGGTAAATGACTTTGGAGGTCAGGACGAAATTATCATTTTAGCGATTGATGACATGTTGAAGCATGGCGCTAGAAGCTATAAATATCTTGACGCTGTGCTAAGAAGCTGGGAAAACAAGCAATTAGATACCGTTGAGAAAGTGAAGCGCCAGCTTGAAAGTCATTATGCTAAGCCAAGCAATAAGACTAAGAGCCGCAACTCGTTCAAGCAAGTAACAAACTACGGCGAGACATTGTACACGTATTACGAGCAGGAACTCCGCTTTTCGCCAAATATGACGTTCGATGAGTATGTCGCTAAGAAGCGCCTAAATGAGCGTGACCGACAAGCATTAGAACAATACGTTCACAGTCTGGGGGAGTGATAGAATGACTGATTTAGAATTGGCAGACGCAATCACTTCGTTGTTACCCGATGACTATCGAGAAAAGTTGAGGGGAACACAAGAACGCTTTGAAAAGACCATGGAGCAAACGAAACTAGACACCAAAGAATCGAACGAATGTTTTTGTCGATACATGGAGATTTATTGGCTAGCGGTTTATAACGGGCGATACGAATACAGTGCGTTGCAAAAGCTAGAGTATTCCGAATGGCGCAAACGTGCAAAAGAGATGCTACAAAGATTGCAACGTAAGGCGGTGACCGCATGAGGCGTAAGAAAACACCAGAACAACGACAGGCTAGACGTGAACTTTTTATGCTAACTGACGAGGAACTAAATCCAGAGTGGTTCAATGATCCAGAAAAAGTAAAACGTCGGGATGAATTGCTGGGAATTATCGAATATCGTGAACCGGTTGTAATGAGCGACGATGAAAAGTATCAACGCTATTTAGACAAACGCCCAGGTTTAGAGGCTGCTGTCGTAAAGATGTTGCTTGAAAAGAAGTTAAGCAAAGAAATTCGAGACGAATTAAAAATGGATTTTAAAGTGATCGCATTTTGTCGGAGAAAATACAATTTGAATCCGAAAATACGTACGAAAAGAGTTAGGAGAACATGATGGACGAACTAATACAAATGATCGAAGAGTGGTCGAAAGAACGCGGAATCAATAAAGCAGATCCTCAAAAACAGATGCTTAAACTGTACGAGGAGATCGGTGAAACGTCAGCAGCTGTTGTCAGAGACGATAAAGACGCCCTCAGAGATGCGATAGGCGATTCGGTCATAACATTACTCAATCTAGCTTTGCAGAACGATATGAGCCTGTATGAGTGCGTGATGCACGCATATGGTGAGATACAAGGTCGAGACGGGAAAATGATCAACGGCATGTTTGTTAAGTCTGAGGACTTGAAGATTGGATAGTTCCGCTTAGAAGGGATTTAATACTTTTTAAATATTATATGGGGGTTACTACCCATTAGTTTTCTGTTGTTCGGCGGGAAGTGGAGTATTGGTAATTTTATTGAGCTAAACATGTCACCGTTTCTATGGAATAGTAAGAGAGCATGCAAGGAGGACGGCGAATGATTGCAACAACCATAATTTATACCATAGTCGGCTTCATAGTAGCTGTTGTGGGCTATATCTTATTCAATGCAAGTGACAAAAGTGAAAAAGGTTGGCGAGTATTTGGAGCCATTTTGTTTGTTATAGGAGCTTTTATAATTCTTGGTGCTGAATTAAATCTTTACTTCAATGGGACGCAGGAAGAATTAATAAAGTGGATGTTTTGGATGAAAGATTAGTTCCGGTAACCACACCTATCATATAAAAATAGAGGCAGAAGCCTCTATTTTAAAACGCATATGCGATAAGAGAAATTCCAATCATCATTAAATAAAAACCAACTAAGAATGCTAATGTAAATGCTGAAACAATTGGATTAAATAAGAGCATAATTCCTACAATTATCCCAATAATATTTACTATCAGAATAAACCAATAGTAACTTGATCCATTGACCTTGTAAATATCTGCTCCTACAAGCCCCATAATTGAATCTACAATAAACCAAATAGCAAAAATATAAGGTAGGGCTAGTAAACCTGCATTAGTATTGAAGAGTAAAAATACACCAATTAGCAGGTCAAATATACCGAGAATCATTAGTAGGGTTGATTTTTGATTAGTGAATTCATGAAGTTTACGTCTAAAAAACAGTTCAAAAATTCCCTTTAAAACTGCAGCAATGGCAAAAACGTAGACAACTGCTTTTAAACTACTATCTGGATTATTAAATGATACTAAAGAAGCTATAACAAAAAGTAATCCAATTAAAAAATATTCCCAACTAAATCCAATTTTTCTTACCATGCTTATCACCTCCTTATGATAAATAATAGTATAACCTTATGAATAAAATAATGAAAATAAAACGTAAATAATACGCTAATTCAGCCTATCAAGTAAGAAAAGAGGTATGAAATGGAAATACGAGAAGTTATAGAGAAAATAAAGCAAGAAAAATATGATTTTTCAAAACCGTGGACGTCACTGGACAGATCGGATTATAAGGAAGGATACAATGATGCCTCCGATGACATTATCGGAATTGTTAATCAACTAGACGAACCGACGAAAGTGATTGCTCATTTGGCCGAAAAATGGCACGAAGACATTGGTCCTGTTCTCTGGTGGGATTTCCCAGTCGAAGAACCACCATATTGCGGCACACCACTAGATGACGATTTTCCAAAGTATAAGAGACATTTTACTGAACTTCATATTCCAGACGAGGTCGAGGAAGAGCCGAAGTGGGTTGTGAAACGAAAGGACAACGGAAAATACGTAGAGTCGCTTGACTTGGGAAAAGGAATTGGTTTGATTGCTGAAACAACGGCTTCGCTTCAAGAAAATGCTTATAAGTTAAACAGCAAGGATCAAGCTGATGCTGTAGCAGTGCTAATTGATGGCACAGTTGAGAAAGTGTAGGTGTGAGAATGAGTGAAGTAGTGATTGATCCACAGGAGTATTACGTGTGGCTTGCATGTGAAAACGGATGGAATCGAGCAGTTGGCTTCAAAGCAAAAATAGCTGGTATAGATTGTTCCGTCGTCATGGTGCCGTTTGATCCTATCGAGATAGTTTTTAGTGATCTCAACTCGGGATCAAGGATATTATCATTACCAATTTCGATACTTGATATGATCATGTGTGATACAAAAGAAAAAATGCTCGTATTGATGAAGGAGAATGCAGGTTTAGCAGCGAAAAAGATTGGGTATAGCGGAATAGACTTAGTACGTGAAGAATCAAGAAAAGCCAAAGGTTCGTTTGAAAAGAAGTTTGGTCCAATGCCGGACTTTGAGAAAACTTCTGTTTACTAAGATTCGGTAACTGAAGCCATAGTAAAAAAGACTGCCGCGGTATGAAACGGCAGTCAATGAACTATGGGTAGCTGAGTAGAATAGTTCAAAGGTATTTTACACCTAAAACAAAAATAAAAAAAGACAGCCGACCACTGGCTGCCTTGGAAAAGAACTCTCGTCTAGTTTCCGCTAGACAAAATAATTTTACCACAAAAACAGACCGCTGGGGATTGGTCAGCGGCCATGAGCTGATTGAAATATGCTTTTAACCCGATTAAAAAGGAGGGGCCAGCTCATCACTATTGTACACCTAGTAGTGCAAGAAAAAAAGACCGCTAGGCAGTCAGTTAGCGGTCAATGAGCCGATTGCGAAAGTTGTTTGTAGTCAACAAAAGAAAATATCAGCTCTTCATAATTGTATCATAAAAAGGACCGCTTTTTCATATGGCAGTCCCTAAGCTAGTGTAGTATTCTTGGATTATTTATGGATTTTTCTAGCTCAAATATATTTTACACCTATGTGAATCAAAGTGAAATAACAAAAAAATAAATTAAGAAGCCTAGGTTTTATGAATTTGAAAGGTATAATGCCTGGTTTTCGTTAGACAAAATAGTTTTATCACAAAAATAGACCACTAAAAAAGCGGTCTACGAGCTAGATGAAATAGGTTTTGACGTTAACGAAAATTAGAAAGGAAAGAACTAGCTCATTTAGATGATACCATAGAAAAAGACCACTGAACAGTTATATCAGCGGTCCCTGAGTTAGGTCGTTGTGCTTATAATAAGTGGGTTATATTTTTATTTAACCTAACTCATTGGGCTAGTGCAGTGTCAAAATTGTCGGTCTCAAACTTCAAGAAAATTACTAGCCCTAGTCTTATTTTACACGGAGATAAGTAAGAAAAAAAGACCGCTGAGTAAAAAAACAGCGGCTTGTGAACTAGAAAAATTCGGGTAGTATGGAAAAATTAGAAACCAGCTCACACTAAAAGTTTATCAAATTCATTTTTCCGTTTCAAGATCGTACAAAAAAACGCTGGGAAAGTTCCCAACGCCTCTTTATGTATAAAAATTTGACAAGATAATTATACCATAAGGAGTGGCTAATTTGATGGCTTTATTACCAGAAGTAGACGCAAATAATACGAAAATGAGTGCACGAAAAATTTTATCTCAGTATCGCAAATGGGAACGTATCGCAGGCAAAGCAGCTATAGATATCAAATCACCACTTCTTAGTGACATGCCTCGAACGTTGGGAGTAACGATAAATAAGCCAGAAGATGGTCTATTGGAGCGTGTCCATGCTGAGAACGAACGAGATGCCATTCTACGCGCCTTAGCGTTGCTTGGTTGGAGAAGTAGACAAATACTATACATGACTTACTGTGATCAAGAAAAAGCGACTACTCTTGAGATCGCCTTGTACATGAAATACAGCGAAATAGCTATAAAAAAATTTCGTTCAATTGCTTTACTGGAATTTGCAGAAGCATATAAACATGGGGAATTGCTTGTCAAAAAATAAATATACTTTTTGTATACTTTTTGTTCAAAAAAAGGTGATAGAATAGTAGTGTAAAAATAGTATATAAGACGGCACACAAAAAAATAAATGATGAATGGAGTTGACAAACTTCATTTCCGTTTAAAGTTCGCTGTGCTGTCTATTGTTATCAAATATTTTTATTAAAACTTATAGATTTCGAATATGTTCTTTTGTATAATATTTAGTGTAGAGTTGTTAAGATGAGTAGCTCTATTTTTATGACTCTGCGCAAGTTAAAAAAATGATATACCTTGAGAATGATTTTTTAAACAATTCAAAAAACGATCTTACTCATCTTAACAACTCTACAGGATGTGAGTACATCACGTTCTTTTTTGCTGTTAAATTAAAACATACTAGCATGATTATTAGTCTTTTTGTATAATATTTGCGTAGAAAAGTGAAAAGATGGTGGCTAATCTCTTGAATAAAGGGGTGATGCCTATGGTTCATAGCTTTATCCCTAGAAGGGAGTAGGCATGTCTGTTTATCAAGCGTTGTCGCTGATGATCGCATTTGCGACGTTAGTGTTACTGATTACAGATCACAAGAACAAAAAATAACCATCTAACACTTTAGCAGGCGTAGATGGTTACCAAAACTATTTACTAAGCTACCGTCTTTTTAACGGTTCTACATGGGGCGTGTTACCAGCACGTCCTTTTTCTATATCTATTATAGCATGTGAATAAAGAAAATCAATTGAGATCGCTTCGGCGGTCTTTTTATTTTGAAATACTTTTGAGGAGTGATTGCTATGAAGCAAGTGTTAGATCGAGTGAAACGATTGTTTGGTAGGCGTAAGGGATTAGTGACAGCAGTCTCCTCGTGAGGCTGTTTTATTTTGCTCACAAAAATAGACCACTATCGGGTAATAGTGGTCAGGAATTAAATGAAAAAGATGTTAAAGGGTTGCTAGACAAGTATAACATCATAGCGTTTACATAGCAATACAAAAAAGAGCCACTGTTTCCGCAGCAGCCCTTTAGTGTAACAAGTAAACATAATATATCATCCTTAGCCATGTATTTCAACACACAAAAATAGACCGCTGTTTCCGCAGCGATCTATCTGTGAAACGTAAACAATTTATACATTAAGTATACAATAATAACGCTTACAGAGCAATGCGTGTTGTGATGTCTATTCAGATGAAGGCAAAGTATTCAATTGTCGAAATGACCAGAGAAGCAACATCAGTAGAGATTAATCATTGCAAATTAGTTTATTGTGGGTATGGACTTTGGAAAGAGGAGCATATCCAAGAAAACATCAGTAAATACATATAGAGAGGTGGTGGCGTTGATGTGGCAAACTTAACACTAAAACAAAAAGCTTTTGCAGATGAATATATTATCAACGGTGGTAATGCAACTCAAGCCGCCATCAAAGCTGGATACAGCAAAAAAACTGCCGAAGCAACAGCAAGTCGACTGTTAAGAAATGTTAAGGTCGTGGAGTATATCGCTAGCAAGGTGGCTCCCGTCATTGAAAAGCGAAATACGGATGTACAAGAACAATTGAATAGTCTTTTGGACATATACGACGGAAAAACGATAATTAGCCGCAGCAAACAAATAGACCACTTAGAGGGCAATAAAATCGTTAAAGATATGACATACGAATATACCCCGGATTTAGAAAACAGATTAAAAGCAATTGATTTGTTCTTGAAATATGCTAGTCCGTTGTTAAAAGCACAGCTTGAAAAAGCTCAAGCAGAGGCAGCCATTCTTCGAGACAAAGCAAATAAATTGTCAGAGGACGCTCGACAAAACGAACTCCTAGATGCTTTGGTTAATCTGCCTGTTGTGGAGAGTGATATAGATGCCGATAAAGTTTAGCCCTAAGCAGGTAGAAAATATAAGTTCCGACATCAATGGTGTTGAATTCGAATTAAACGAAGGTACTATTCGATCAGGCAAAACAATGAGCGATATATTTAAAATGGCTCGCATCTATGCAAAATCGCCAGATAGAGATCATCTAGTATTGGCATACAACCAAGAACAAGCTTACCGAATGTTTATTGACGGAGAAGGCTTTGGTCTGATGAACATATTCAAAAATAATTCGGAAATTCGACATAACGAAAACGGCGATCACCTTTGGGTGAATTTTGGTAAAGGAAATGAAAAGCGAATTTATTACAAAGGCGGAGGGAAGGTAAACGCCGTTGGTAGTATCACCGGTATGTCTTTCGGCACAGTGACTTTTTTGGAGTTCAACTTGTTAAATAAAGAGGTTATTGCAGAATCGTTCAGACGGACTTTAGCTAGTAAGATGCGATTTCATCTAGGAGAACAAAACCCTCCGGCTCCAAATCATCCAAACCTTGAACTGCTGGATCAATTTGAGAAAACAAATACCTATCGTTTTAGGCATTGGCGTCCGACTGATAACCCAATCCTAACAGGCGAACGATTGAAGATGTGGAAACAACAGTGTGAAACGTCAGACTATTTACTTAAGCGAGACTGGAATGGTGAGCGAGTCATGCCGGAAGGTGTCATCTATTCGATGTTTGATACTGATAAGCACATGATAAACACAATTAAAGGAAGACCTATCGAGACCTTCTTTGTTGCTGATGGTGGGCAATCGGATGCCACTACTTGTACATTCTGTTTAGTGACGTTTGATAACGGGCAGTATTATTTGTATCAATTAGCAAATTATTACCACAGTGGTTCGGATACAGGTGTTGTGAAAGCCATGAGTACCTATGCAAAAGATATTAAGCTGTTTAAGGAATGGTGTTACTCAAAATGGAACTATCCGCATTATAATTATTTCTTTGTCGATCCAGCTTGTAAGACTTTAAGAGAAGAATTGCATCTGTTGGGAGTTATGACCGATGCGGCAGACAATAATAGCCGCGATAAGATCAGCAGCAATGGAATGAAAATCGAAGTAGGAATCGAACGTGTACAGAATCTCTTAACCAAAGAGGTTCTATTTTTGTATACCGGACAGAATGACTACGATTTTTATAATGCTATTAAGGAGATAGGCATGTACGTGAGAAAAGACAACGGAATACCTATTGATAAATATAATCACTATCTCGACACGTTGAGATATGCGGGAAATTACTTCACAAAAACATATCTCGTCTAGGAGGTGGAGGAATGCTCGATAAATTAAAAACTTTATTCAGAATTGGAGGTGCAAAAGTGGGAATTGTACAAACGTTGAATGATATTACTGATCATCCGAAAATTTCTATTAATGCGAAAGAATTCGAACGAATTAGGGACAATCGGAAAATATACAGAAATGTCTATTCGGATGTTTCATACTTTAATAGTGAAGGATTACTGACAACGCGCCCTTTTCACTCACTAAATGTATCTAAAGTAGTTTCAAGAAAACTGTCTAAGTTAGTCTTCAATGATGGCTGTGATATTAGTGTCGACAATGAGGAGGCAGACAAGTTCCTTCAAGAAGTATTTAATGATAATAAGTTTAGAAAGAACTTCGGCGAAGAATTAGAAGCTGGCTATGCCATTGGCGGCTTGGCTTTACGTCCATACGTCGATACGAACACCGGTAAGATAAAAATATCTTATTGCCGCGCTGATACATTCTATCCGTTGCAGTCGAATACCAATGATATTTCAGAAGCGGCGATCGCGACCGTGACCCAACAAACAGAAGGTCAGACAACAATTTATTACACGTTACTAGAATTCCATGAATGGGAAAACGGGACTTACTTCATTCGTAATGAGTTGTACCGATCAGAAGAACAAAGTCAGGTAGGCGTTAAGGTATCACTTAAAACGTTAGACAAATATAAAGACCTGCAGGAAGAGGTAGCAATGCCGGGGTTCAGCAGACCTTTATTTGTTTATATAAAATTGGCAGGAAAGAATAATCTTGATCTCAACAGCCCGTTAAGTCTAGGCATTATTGACAACGTAAAGCGTCAATTGAAAGATATCAATGAAAAATACGATGAATTCATGTGGGAAATTGAAGAGGCCAAACGAAAAATTCTTGCATCAGATCATTTCTTCAAAGTTCGCTATGACGAAAAGGGAAATCCCGTTAAGCGTTTCAATAGTAAAACAGGAGTATTTCAACGGTTAAAATCGGATGAGCCATTTATAGATGAGTTTTCACCTTCGTTACGATCAAAAGAGTTCATTGATAGTATTAACTTCATTCTTCGTATCATAGAGCTTCAGACGGGCTTTTCTAGCGGAACATTTAGTTTTGATGGACAATCTGTAAAGACAGCTACAGAGATCATAAGCGAGAACTCAGAAACATTCTCGACTAGATCAGACAACGTGTTAATCGTAGAAGAAGCGCTAAAAGAGTTAATCACGACTATCTTTGAATTGGCAAAAGCATACCATCTGTACAATGAATCTACTGATGTTGGAGTGAATATTGATTTTGATGATGGAGTTTTCCAATCGCAAGATGAGAAAGCAGATTACTACTCGAAACTGATTACTGCGGGACTAACGTCAAAACTTTCTGCTATTCAGAAACTAACGGGCGTGACTGAAAAAGAAGCTATGAAGATTGTTTATGAGATTAGAGCAGAAAATCTAGAAATGGATTATACCACTCAAGAAGAAAACTCAGCAAGGAATCAACTAGGAGATGATGAATAATGTCAGACCAATTATTTGAGTGCGGGAAATGTGGGCAATTAACACGGCTCGTTCGTAAAACGGAGAAAGTAGGCAATGGAGTTTTTCATGAATTCGCTGAGTGTGAAAAATGTCAGGGCAAGACGACTATTTTCTATTCTGACAAAGAGATCCGTTCTCTTTTAATCAAGCAGCAGAATACCAAACCAGGGAAATACCGAACGAAACTCGCTGCTGAAATTCAAGAGAAAATGAATCGATTGAGGCAGGAAATGGAGTGATAGCATGATCACACCGCATCAACTAGATTTATGGTCTAGTAACATGGCTCATCTCTATCAGTCATTAGAAGGCGAACTGATACGTCTGATTGCAAAGCGTCTGAATACAGGGCATGATAACATTCTTGATTGGCAGCGTGAAAAGCTGCAGGAGCTACACCTGTTCAATAAGGACGCGATCAAGGTCATTTCTCAGATCACCGGTATCGCGGAGTCAGAAGTGACGAGGATGTTTGAATCCTCCGGCGAGAAAATCGTTCGGGACATTGACAAGCAGATGCCTTATGATTCGCTACCGTTGCCGAACGATCTCGACAACATAATGAAGGCTTACCACGATCAAGTGTGGAGCGAGTTAAACAATTACGTCAATCAAACATTGCTTTCCACCAACTTTGGTTACGGCACTGCGACCACTCAAATGTTCAACGAAATCATAAACAAGACGACTGCTGCATTCAACAGCGGTCTTTTTACGTTTGAGGAAGCGTTAGAAAAAACTATTAGGGAATGGGCGCAAAAAGGTATCCGCTCGACATTCGTCGATAAAGGCGGCTATACGTGGAGTTTAGAGCGATACGCTCGAACTGTTTTGAAATCTACTCTAAATAACACTTACGACAAATTGCGTAAGGATCGCATGGCAGAGTATGGCGTCCACACTGTAATCGTCACGAGCCACATGGGAGCTCGACAAGCATGTTCATTGATACAAGGTCACGTTGTTGATCTTCGTGAATCTGTACCGTCTGACAGCGAGTACCGTAGTATTTATGATCTATACTGGAAAGCCGACTACGGCACAGCTAGTGGTCATAGAGGGGTCAATTGTGCTCATCTGCATATCCCATATATTCCCGGTGTAAATGAAAATAATCAGCCTAAGTTTGACGAAAAAGAAAATGCTAAAGTAGCCGAGTTGATCAAAAGGCAACGAGCATTAGAGCGCCAGATTGTTAAATTGAAAAAGAATCAGGCAGTTGCTGAAGCACTTGGTCAATCAGATAGCGTTAAAGCGTGGGGGCAGAAGGTAAGAGCGGCTCAGTCTGCTATGCGGGATCTTGTTAAATCCAATGAGTATTTAAGCCGCAATTATGCCCGTGAGAAAGTTTATACGCCTATCAATACGCTACTAAAAGATTTTAGGTACGATGATTTTTAAGGGGATGAAATGTTATGGAAAACACTAACCGCAATAATGAAGATGTCTTTGTCGAGTTTTCTGAGGTCTTGACGAAAAGTATCGCAATATCTAATTGACGAATTGAAGGAACCTCCGGACACGGGCCAAAATACTGAGAAGGTAGATAGTGCCGGATTGGTTAGCGATCCAAAATCTCGTTAGCTGACGTTAAGGCTATTTATTTTGCCCTGAATATGGCGTAAAACTGTTCACTCCATCGTGGTCGTTGCCACGTTAAAACTCGAAAGGATGAAGGAAATGAAAAGAGAACAACTAAAAGAATTAGGTTTATTAGACGAACAAATCGGATCGATTATGGCTTTACATGGTCAAAAAGTGAACGAATTGAATAAAAGCTTAGCTACTGCAGAGCAAGAGCGTGATCAATTTAAAGAACAACTAGACTCAAACCAAACTGAGTTGGATAACCTTAAAAAGGCAGCAGAAGGGAATAAAGATTTATCAACTCAATTGACAGATTTGCAAACCAAGTTTGACGAAGCCAAAACTAATTCTGAAAAACAATTGTCGGAACAACAAAAGGACTTTGCTATCAAATTAGCGCTCAAAGAAGCACACGCACTCGATGAAGATATTGTACTAGGTCAACTAGACAAAGACACAATCAAAGTTGTAGACGGAAAGTTACAAGGTTTTGACGAGCAATTGAAAGGATTACAGGAAAATAAAGCATTCTTATTTCAGAACAGTGATCCAGCCTCTGATCCCAAGCCACAAATTGTTACCCCTGGTAATCCTTCGGGCGGACAGAGTGATGGCAAAACAATGGTACAAAAAATACAAGAAAGATTAGGTGAATAAAATATGGCATTAGTATTAGACAGTAAAGATTTAGCAACAATTGACAAGGAATTTAGAGCGGACTCTCAAGTTTGGGATGTATTGACTCAGGGAGCAAAAAGCATTACAGCAGCTGATTTTGTGGGCGTGAATGAAGTTCGTATCAATAAGATGTCCGGATTTATGGAAGCAACACAATACAAACGTAACCAAGACAATACTCGAAATGCGATTTCAATCGAAAAAGAAACGATCAAACTAACCCACGAAGATTGGATGGCTTATGATGTTGACCAATTGGATCAATCAGAAAGCGCCGCATTGACAATTAATAATGTGGTAACTGAACATAAACGCTTAATTACAACGCCACACCGTGATAAAGTAGCTATCCAAGTAATGTTTGATAATGCTGGGAACAAAGTAAATGAAACATTAACTACTGACAATATTTTAGATGCGTATGATGCAGCAGAAGAATACATGACAGATAATGAAGTACCAGGTGGATACGTAATGTTTGCATCAGCAAAAACTTATCGACTTTTGAAAAATGCTAAGGGCGTAAGCAAAACATTTACAACCAATCAATTGCAAATCGCCGGAATTAACCGCACAGTTGCACAAATTGATGGTGGCGTTCCAATCCTTAAAGTATCGAAAGATCGTATTAAAGGAATTAGTATTGAAGAAACGATCAACTTTATTGTTACTCCATTAGAAGCGGTCGCTCCAATCGTGAAATTTGGTACGGTTGACACAGTTCCGGCTTCTCAAGACAGAAACGGTTATCGTGATACTGTTAAAGGATTAGACTACTACGATGCTATTGTATTCGATAACGCTAAAAAAGCAATCTATATTTCATATTCCCCAAAAGCGTAGCCCCATCAGGAGTTACACTGAATAAAAAGACGTTGACTCTTGAAGTTGGGGCAAACGAAACGCTGTCTGCGACTGTTGTACCTAGTGACGCTTCAGATAAGTCAGTCCAATATAGTTCGAGCAATACCGCTATTGCGACTGTCACTCCAGTACAAGGAAAAGTAACCGCCATTGCTGTAGGGGGTGCTACCGTTACTGCTAAGACTATAAATGGAAAAACTGCAACATGTGAAGTTACAATAACTGAACCGAGTGGAGGCTAGTCTTTTGGCTAGCCTTTCTTTTATGGAAGGAGGCAAGTCATGAGCTATATTACATTCGAAGAATTCAAAAAAATCACTGGAAAATCGGATGAGTATAAAGAAACATTCGAAAAGTTCTATCGAAAAGCCGTCGCAGTGATCGACAATGTCACAAATCGTTTTTATCAGTTGCATAAAATCGATGAAGATCCAATTTCCTTTCGTGTTGAACAATTCAAGTTAGCTCTTAGCAGCCAAATAGAATATTTCGGAGAGCTAGGCGCTGATACGTATGAGAGCATAAACAAAGCGCCACAGACTTTTTCTGCTGGTCGTACCAGTGTTTCAAATGGAAGCCGATATAACTCATCAGGAGCTAATGAGAGCAAATCTTTAGTGGCCGAGGACATTTATATCTATCTCGAAGGTACAGGGCTTCTATATCGAGGTGTTGACTCATGTTAATGCCGAAACCACCAAAAGAGTTCTTGGTTGATTCGTTTATTTATCGAGAGTATCTAGGTGAAGGTGACTGGAACAAGCCTGAGTACGGTGAAGAAAAAACCATTTCTTTTTGCCGCATCGATCGCGGAAGCCAATATACGTTTTCAACGAACGGCAAGCAACTACTCTATAATGCAGTGATTTTTTGCTATGCTGGTTTGACCGATCCAATGCTCGATTTTAAAGCACAATCATTAGTTATCTATGATGGAATAGAACACACGGTGACTAAGGTTGACCGACTTACTGAAGCTTATACAGACGATTTATACTCCTATGAGTTAGAGGTGGTCTAATGGGTGTAGAAGTAAATATAAAAGGCGTGCGGACAAAATTAAGTCCTGAAGCAATGAAACGGGGAAGGTATGCATTGGGAAATCAAGCAATGGCTGATATGAATCCGTTTGTACCTAGAAAAAGTAATACCCTTCGAGCAACCGCACATCTAAAAAATGACGGAAGCGCGATCCTATATGAAACAAAGTACGCAAAGCGTCAATTTTATCTGAGAGGAAAAAATTACTCTACACCAGGTACTGGCCCACGTTGGGATTTAAAGGCTAAAAGACTGTATGGTAAATCGTGGAAACGTGCTTTTCTAAGAGGGGCGGGAATAAACTAATGGATTTTATCGATCGTATTAAAGATTCAATCAATTCAATTGATGGGTTACCTCTTAAAATCCGAAAAGGATACCTTTCTGCTGATGAAAGCCTAGTAATTTATCCGTTACCCGGCGGCCAAGTAATAACTGAGTTTTATGATGGTATCAAGGACCAACAACTGAATTATGAAATCGCAATGAAGTCAAAAGATGGTGACAAGATAGAGCAAGCATTGTGGTTGATCTCAGATTATTTAGAACAACTAGAAGAAATAACTAGCTCAAATAATTCATTTGAATTCAATAATCTTACAATATCGAGCAAGCCGTTCATCAATGATGCTGATGAACAAGGCTGGTTCGTTTTTTTGTTAAATCTTCAAGTAAAACTAACAACCTTCAAGGGGGAAAAATAATGCTATTAAAAATGAATATACAATTATTTGCTCGTAACAAGAATGCGAAACGGGAACATTACTTAGCTGAATACACACCAGGTCAAGAAACCGCGCCAACAGCAGAAAGTGAAGAATGGTTACGGTTAGCAAAATATATTAGTTCGATTGGTGATGATACCGATGAACAAACAGACGATACAGGGTTTTACGATGGCGATGGAACGCCAGAAACGACGGTAACGGCGGTCGCAGGTGCTTATAGTCCTGAAGGTTCCTACGATCCTGAGGATGCAGCACAAGCCTTGGTAGAGTCAAAGAAATACAAAATTGGTGAAGGACGAAAAGTGTGGCATAAAGTCATAATGACAAATGGAGATACTTATGTTGGGCGAGCAACGTTAACTGATATTGTCGCTGGTGCTGGAGATGCAACAGCATATGAAGATTTTAGCTGCACAATTACTTTTGATCGAATTCCAGAGAAAACACCAAAAAAATAGCGCCCGATGCCCCATCTATTGAAGTAACAGCCGGTGACGGAAAGGTGAGCTATAAACTTACTGATCCGTCCGGCGCATCGGATATTACTGGCTACAAGATTCTATATAGAACTGGATCGGCTATATTCACTGAAAAAGAAGTTACAACCAAAACGGGTGATATTAGTGGATTAACAAACGGATCGGAGTATGAATTTAAGGCACAAACTAAAAATGAAATTGGCTATGGAAAAGAAAGTGCCATTGTGAAAATAACTCCAACACCAGCTTAGGAGGACGAGAATGAAAGCATTAAATATAAATGTAGAAAGAACAGGGTTCCCTGTCACATTATCAGGATTAAATTTCTTTTTTGATTGTTCTGCGGAGCATATTGAAGAATATAAGGTTAAATATGCAGAAGTCGAAAAGAAACTAAATGAATTGAAAGATGATGACGATATCGAATCGAAGAAAGAAGCGCTTGGATTAGGCTATGATGTAATGCTTGGCGACGGAGCATTTTCGAAGCTATACAAAGAGGTGCCGGATCTTATTGCTTGGATTAATGCATTCTTTGATTTAGCTAGCGGGATTGCACAGAATATAGATGAGTTCAAACAAGAGCAAGAAAGCAAATCAAATAATGTTCAAAAAGAATATTTGAAGAAAAAAGCTATTAAGAAGGGGTGACAAGTATGCGGTTAAATGATCCGCTTGTTACCTCTTTTTCTTTTTGTGAAAAAACCTATCCAATTGATTTAGCTTTTGACAATGTGCTAGACGTGTTTGATGTTCTAGCAGACAAAGAGCTGTTTAGTAAGCAAAAGATTGACTTGGTTATTGAATTATTAGTAGGAGAAACGGATTTAAGTTTATCCGAAAAATTGGACATGTGGGAGTTAATTCGATCCAAGTTCATTTTATTCGAAGGAAATAATCAACCTGAAATTGATGAACTTGGAAACGAATTACCAACAAAGCCGACTAAAAAGAGCTTAGATATCGTTTATGACGCGAAGTACATTTATGCGTCGTTCAGGCAAATAGGGATAAATCTATTCGCAGAGCAAGGAAAACTTTCTTGGCAAGAGTTCCAGGCACTTCTTGAGAGTTTACCAGACGATTCTATTATGCAACGCATCATCCAGATTCGAAATTGGGAACCTCAAAAAGGAATGGATGCAAAAGAAAAGCGGAGAATGCGTGAATTACAGCGTAAGTACGCTCTTCCAAATATGTTAAGGGAGGAGGATGACGATGAGTGATGGAACGGTATCAATATCTGTCAATGTAGACGGTAAAGATGTAACTGGATTGAATAAAAACTTGGATCAATTAGAGGGGAAATCTACAAAAGCCAATAAGAGCATTAGAGATATGGCCGTTGCTGTCGGTGCTGTAAAGCTTGCCAGTGCGGCTTTTAATGTGCTCAAAAACTCAGTTGGCGATGCAGTTTCACGCTTTGACACAATGCAGAAGTTCCCTAAGGTCATGAAGGCGCTCGGTTTTAGCGCTGAGGACTCAGATAAATCTATTAAGAAACTTTCTGATGGGATTGATGGATTACCAACAAAGTTAGATGACGTAGTAGCTAACACACAACAAATGACGGCTATTACTGGCGACCTTGATAAATCCACGGATACTGTTTTAGCTCTGAATAACGCCTTTCTTGCTTCTGGAGCTTCTACAGATGATGCAAATCGAGGGATGCAACAATTTAATCAAATGCTTTCAACAGGAACAGTCGATTTAGAATCATGGAAAACATTACAAGAAACAATGCCTCTTGCGTTGCAAAAGACTGCAGAAGCAATGGGGTATACAGGAAAATCAGCACAGAGAGACTTATATGCTGCTTTAAAAGAAGGCACGGTAACCTTTGATGACTTTCAAAATAAACTAATTGAGTTAGGTACTGGCACTGGTGATTTAGCGAAATTAGCGAAAGAGAATAGTTTAGGAATAGCTACCTCATTCGGAAATTTAAGAAATGCTGTATCAAAAAACTTGGCGAATATATTGACTAAGTTTGACGAATTAGTCCAAAAGCTAAGCGGTAAAACAATAGCTCAGCACATAGATAGTTTAAAAGGTGGGATTAACTCTGCCGGTGCATCGATAGTCAAGTCGATGGATAAGATAATTCCGTTGATTCAAAAAGGAACTGCTTTTGTGAAAGAGCATTCTACTGCTTTTAAAATCCTTGGTGGGATTATTGTTTCTGTAGCGTCAGGTTTTCTTGCATTTAACGCAACAATAGGAATTTTAAATAGTGTTTCCAATGCAATAAAAGGTGTTAAATCAGCATTTACTTTGATGAAGGCTGCAATGATGGCTAACCCATTCGCTCTAGTGATAGCAGGAATTGCGGCATTAACTGCAGGTTTTATTTACTTCTACAAAACAAATGAAGGATTCAGGAATAAGGTAAACGAAATAGGCCAGTCTCTATCTGCGTTAATGGCTCCTATGGATAAAGTATTAGCTGGATTAAAGTTACTATGGCAAGGATTTAAAGCTATTTTTACTTCCGACTGGAGCGTTAGTGTAGCAAATTTAAAAAACGAATTTACAAAACTATTTCCGGAATCATTATGGAACGGTATGACACGTTTAGCGAATGGTCTAAGAAATGTTGTCGAAGGAATCAAATTATTAGCAAAAGCCTTTAAAGCAATTGCATTTAATGATTGGAGTGTAAGCGTCGCAGAACTACATGATCGATTTAGCGAGATGCTGCCAGAATCTATTTGGAATGGCATGACAAAATTAGCAAACGGCGTAAAAACACTGATTGGAAACTTTAAATCAGGATCAAGCTCTGTTGACATTTTTGGAATTGGACTTAAGGTTATTAAATCTGTTTTTCTTGCGTTGCTGGGTCCGGTAGGCTTAGTAATTAAAGCATTCGAATTGTTTGCCAAAGTAATTGGTGGCGGAGATATTTCCAAAGGAATGGATACTATTTTTAGTTCAATTCAGGAACTAGCTGAAGGGATAGCTACATATGGCCCGCAATTAGGAACTTCTTTCGGAACTGCGTTACAAGGGATATTAGGAGCTATTGCAGCAGCTTTGCCGGGAATTATTTCAGGCGGCCTTCAGGTCATAGCAGGCTTTGTTCTTGGGATTGCACAGGGACTACCCATGCTTGCATTGGCAGCTGTTCAATTGATCAATTCTTTTACTCAATCAATGTTAATACTAATTCCAACAATTATAGAATCATCTACTAAAATCATCGTTGCATGGATAAGCGGATTAACCACTGCTTTACCACAAATAATAGAAGCTGGTATCAGTCTAATTAATGCACTTTTACAAGGCATTACTCAGCAATTACCTACTCTTATAGCTAATGGGGCAAATTTAATCGTTACATGGTTACAAGCGCTAACGCAAAGATTACCAGATATCATTGTCGCTGGGATGAGCTTGCTTATTGCTTTGCTTCAAGGTGTTGCTTCTAAAATTGGAGATTTAACAAATGCTGCAATTTCTGTTGTCGTGAATTTTGCGAAAGCAATAGCTTCACGAATGGGGGATATCGTGAATGTAGCTGTAAATTTGATGGTTAATTTTGTCAAAGCCTTAGCTTCAAGAATGCCTGATATTGTTAGTTCAGCGGCAAATCTCATAGCTAATTTTGTTAATAGCATTGCGAATAATCTTGGGAAAATTATTGATTCTGCAGTAAATCTAATTGTTAAGTTTTTAGAAGGAATCGCTCGAAAGATTCCAGACATAGTGAATGCTGCAATGAATTTAGTAGACGCCATAGTAAGAGGTGTTATTCAAGCGCAAGGAAGATTGATGGATGCTGCAATAAACCTGATAAATGGTTTCGCTGACAATATCAGGAATAGACAGGGTGATGTTCGAAATGCCGCATGGAACTTACTAGAAGCTATTATTGGCGTATTCGTTCCAGATAGTTTATGGAATGCTGGTATATCAATCATTAACGGTTTCTTAGATGGACTTCAAGCAGGCTTCGAGAGCGTAAAGAGTTTTGTTGGAGGTATCGCGGATTGGATAGTAGCGAATAAGGGTCCTATTTCCTACGATAAAAAATTATTAATCCCAGCCGGTCAGTCAATTATGGATGGTTTAAATAGAGGATTGAATGCTAGCTTCAGAAGTGTTCAAAAGAATATATCATCTATGGGCGATCGTCTATCAACGAATTTTGATTTGGGGTTTGATGGATAT